ATGTTATAATTATATAGTATATAAAGCAAATAATATGAGCGGCGATAGCAGCAGCAATAGCGGATATATTCAAACAGAAACCGATAAATATGTAGCAGGTGTTGATGAAGTAGCGCGAGGCACTTTTATAGGACCTGTTATAGCCGCTTGCGTTGTATTGCCGCACATATTTCCTGATGATAAATATAAGCAGATTAAGGATTCCAAAAAATTGAGTGAGAAAAAACGCACCGAATTAGCAGAATATATTAAAACAATTGCGATTACCTATGGTATAGGGTCAGCATCTGTTGAGGAGATTGATAATATTAATATTTTAAATGCGACAATGAAAGCGATGCATCGCGCGGTAGATGAAGCGTATAAAAAGCATTCCTTTGATAAACTTCTAATTGACGGGATATATTTTAAAGGATATACACCCCCAGGACTTGACAGCGAATTATTAGAGTATGAATGCATTCCTAAAGGCGATATGAGCTATTTATCTATAGCGGCTGCTTCTATTGTTGCCAAAGATTACCATACAAATCTAATAAATGATATGGTAGCAAAACATCCGGAACTTAATTTATACGAGATAAAAAAAAATAAGGGTTATGGAACGCCTAAACATTTAGCGGCAATTAATAATCACGGAATAACAGACTTTCATAGAAAAACTTTTGGGATATGTAAATATAAATAAATAATCATAAATAATTATAAATAATTATAAATAATCTAATTACATTTTAGCGAACTCCAAGATATACCGCATTGTTTGGCATATTCGCAGCTAACTTCATTTTTTTCCTTGGTATTTGAATCTAATAATCCAAGCACTTGTGGATATACTACATTGCAAATTAAAGGAGCTTCGCTTTCGTATTTTGTATATACTGCGGGGTCTGGAGATGTTTCTGTTCCGCTACCAAGATAACCAGTAGATGCTATTTTTAGTATTTTTGAATCATCTTTAAATATAGCTGTATTATCTTTACTATATGCTCCAGAAAACTTAGCATATTTTTTTAAGTCATTCGTATTTTGAGTATTTTGAGAAGCCCCAGGCACTGCTACAATATAATCAGGAATTTCCGTATTTTTATTAGTAGCCTTTACATTTGTATTATATGTATTAGCCTTTGTGCGATTATCAAATCCAACCATATAGGGTGTCTCTGTTGTCTTTATATCTTTTTTCATATCATAATGCTCTTGATTTGTTCCAAATACATTAGGATCAGCTACGCAACGATATCGTATTTTCGCATCAGTTACATTTATTATTTCGGGAATAATTGGGGCGTCAGATATTAAATTATTATTTTGAATAATATATTCTTTAATTCCTGGATTGACTGGACTACCATCTGGAACTTTTTCTAATTTCCAAAAATCAGGACATAATATATTGTTATCGCTATCAATATCAGTGCCTATTTTACGCGGTTTAATAGAGAATATTTCGTTTAATAGATATATAATTATAATTAATGCACCTAATATATATGTTATTACTGCCGGTGCAAACATATCATAAATATATACTTTGCCCCAATCCGTGAATAATATAATTACGAGCAATATGAAAGCAGATAATCCATATACTATACAGACTACAAAAGTTCCTTTATATAGTTCCATTTTTTCTTGCTCAAATAATCTCATTTCCTTCTCATTTGGTTTAATATCTTTGTCTGACATTTATATTATTCTATTATTCTATAATATAATATTATATAATTTAATACCTTCAATTACTCAGTATTACTCAGTATTACTCGGTATCCCCTAATATTTCATCATTTCTAAGTTTTTTAATCCTTTCTGGGTCGGTAATATTGATCTGTCTAATGGCACGGGCATTGTGCTAATATCTATTAGGTATTTGTCGGATTGTTTGATATTTGATAATATTTCAGGAACACACCAATCAATAACCCTCGTATTTAAGTCAAGAACCTGTGCTTTGATATTATTTGATGTATTTTTACCGTATTGGAAATATATAGATCTCATTATGATTTTTAAGTCCGTGTCGCTTTGTTTACCGATGTTATATTTGCCGTCTGAAAGATTAAGTATCTTGTTGCGAATACCTATTTGCAATAAATTCACATTAGCATCGCTAAAAAATATAGAGGATACATCAGTGCAATTCATATTACGAGATATCATATTAGTATTATTCTCTGTATTTGTTTCAACGGGCGCTGTGAAATTATAATTATCAACTGGCATTAGCGCATTTACTCGTCCATTTAAAAAACTCATTTCTTTTTTCCTTTCTTAATATATATAATTATTTTCATTTTATATAGTAGTAAGAAGATATGGATAAATGTAAAGAAATTACATATTGTGCTAAAGAATTATTAAAAACGCATAGGATACATATTAATGAGACCCATAGAAATGAAGTCATTGTTTCGCTATCTAACTATATTGACCTGCTTATATTCAATATAGTTGCAGTTGTATCAATAATATGCGCAAATATTGGTGTTAAGAAGGTAATATCCACCCATATTCAATATTTATCAAAATATATTGATAAAAGATGCTTGAAGAAAAGCGCCAGTAAACCTGGTAAACCTGGTAAACCTGGTAAGATGAGCGGCGGCGCTTTTAACACAGCGGCATTTTATGGCGCGGTAGAACCTCAATATTCTAAGGATAATGCTACCAGCGATTTGCTTAACATTGACTTTGAGGGCGGTATTGCCCGCAATGCTTTGAATATGACTGGTGGCGGAAAATTTGCTCATAACACCGCTAACTGTATTAAACTTGACAAGATAATATTAAAGAAAATCCGGAATATATTTAAGTTTTTCAATATAAAGGTTGATAAGGTAGCTGTAGATAGTATTAAGACTAAATATGATGCTATTATAGAGGATCTATTGCATTGTATTAAGGATATTAAAGGAGAGATAACTTGCAAAAAGGTTGATGCATTAATACATAAATCTAAATTTATGAAAAAATGATTATATAAATATTATATATTATATATAAAATAATCATAATAAACATAATAAACACAATAAAATGCCTATTATTACAATAGACGGAAATATTGGCTGCTATAAGACGAGTATCTTGAATTATTTTCATAAAAATTATAAGCACGCGATTGATTTAGAGCCTGTTGATAATTGGACAGATTACTTAGCGAACCTTTATAATACACCAAATAGCAGCTATGATTTTCAAATAAAAGTATGGATAGACCGATGCTGGATTCAAGAGAAAACGAGCACCTCTGTATTAATGGAAAGAAGTCCGTATTTTATTAAAAATGTGTTTGTGCGAAAAGCTTACGAAGATAAAACGATTAGCGAAGTAGAATATGAAAATATCATAAAATTGCATAAAACTACCGATAATTTATGGAAACCTAACGGATATATATATCTCCGCTCTGACCCTGAGAAGTGCTTGCAGCGAATTAATAAAAGAGAGCGACCCGCTGAAAAAAACATAAAATTAGAGTATATACAAAAATTGCACGAACTTCACGAAAAAAATTATAAATCGGCAGTAGAAGCCAAAATGAATATTATCGTTATTGATGTAGAAAATAAAAGTATATCTGATATATGCAATGAAATATTATCATCAAATCTCTATAATGATATTGTTAATTAGATACTATTAGATACTATTAGATACTATTAGATACTATTAGATGCTATTAGATACTATTAGATACTATTACATTTAATAATAGGCGCATCAGTTCCTAAGAAGCAGCTATAATAAAGGCGCTCATAATTTTCATATTCAACAGAAGGTGATGAACTATGAATTAGCTTTCTATTATTAAAGATAAGCAAATCATTCATTTCCCAATTAATTTTTACAATATTTTCTTTGTTTAGAATATATTTACTCATCAGCTCTCTGTAAAGGTCAAAGCTATCTTCGCAAGACATCTTGTCAAACTTAGCAAACCTAAATGGCGACAGCATTAGTGCCTTTTTATTTTTACATTCGTCTGTATAAATTACAAGCGGCTCTCTGCTAAGAATAGTAGTGCCTGATTGCGGTTTTGGCATATTGATATCATTAATAATATTATCAACATTTACCCGATTATATCCTGTATAATCATAATATGTGTTCATTACATTATCGGCCGAGTTTGAATTAGAATAGATTACATTGCAGTTATTTAATTCTTTTTTTAAAGACAGTTCAATGCTATCATAGGCGGCTTCCATACTTGCAAACATTGTTTCGCCACCAATTGGAGGTGCTTTTAGCATATAAATGCTTGAAACAATTGGCGGTCTATGCTCATTAATACCTACAATATCTTGATGCCATACAGCGGTATTCTTAAAAGGCCCACTATATTTCAGGGTTACGTCTTTGAGCCCATAGAGGTCTTTAATATAGCAATTGCCTCTAATGGCAATTTGAGGCACATAATCAACTTGCGAATGCTGGAAAGGATGAACGACCTTGTCATTGCTTTTGCTATCAAATACCTTGCAAAACTCATAAAACTCCTTGGGATTTAAATTTTGATTTTTAAACATAAGCATAGGAACAGCCTTAAATAACTTAGCTAATTCAATCTTGTCATATTCATTTGTGCGTTTAACATCAATATTATGGATGACAGCAAGGTTCTTATTAACTGTTGGAAAGGATACTTTCATAGATGATGCATATGCCGCGAATACAGTGATTACAGTGATTACAGTGAATATAGTGATTTTCATTAGCTTCGTGAGAAATAAGACAACTATATTATATTATCAATTTTTATTTATATGATATTCTAATATTCTAATTATTTACATATTTAGCTCTGTCTAATTCGCGTAAATACTTGTCATTCGCATTAGCCGATAATAGACTGAGTAGATATGGAATGACGGCATTTGACAGTTTTATAGATGCTTCAGTGGGTTCTGTGCTGGGAATATTGGGAACACAATAAATATGCGTATTTTTATAGCGAATAAGTGGGTTTTCTAAAGTGGTTGGAAAAGATTGCTCTGTTGTCCCTCCCTGGTCTATTGCTACATCCATAATTATAGGTCTGTTATGCAAACTACGATAATTGCAAGTGTTGCTTGACATTAAATCTAACAATTCATTAGTAATTATCTTTGACGCCTTCATACCATTACTATATATTGATGATATTACGATATTTGAGAATATCAATAGTTTTTTTAAATTTTTATCATTCATTTCATATGATTTATAAATACCCGGGTTGCCCTGCTCTATATTCTTTATTTTTTCATAATTATTATCTATCAAATTTATATTTTGATATCCAAGTAGCATCGCTTGTTCTGCTGCTGCTTTACCTACATTACCGACACCTATTATTGTAATAATAGCATATTTATTAGGAGAGCTCCTGTTATGAGGCTTCCCTCTGTTTATAAATTTATCAGCCTCTATCATAGACTTTTTACCTGCAATGATAGACATATGCGACAATATAGGAAATGCACCGTTATCATCTTGAATTGTTTCATATGCATAGCATTTTGCCTTGCTATCATACATCGCCTCTATTAAATCATTATTGCCTGCAAAGTGAAAAAAAGATAATATAGTATGTCTTGATGTAATCAAAGCATATTCCTTTCTTTGCGGCTCTTTAACTTTTACAATAATATTTGCTTTGTTATAAATATCCTCTATAGTATCAAGAATAATAGCACCGCACTCAATGTAATCCGCATCGCTATATCCCGCTCCTTCTCCAGCATCCGCTTGAACATATATTATGAGGCCGCTGTCGCTGCTATCGCTGCTATCGCTGCTATCGCTGCTATCATAATCTTTTAGCAATCTCATAATATCATTTGGAACTATTGAAACTCTTCTTTCAAACTCTTTAATCTCCTTGGGAATACCAATAATATGCATAAGTAATAACTATTAAGTAGATATTGATAAATTATATTTATATAATATTATATTGTTATATATTTCTTATGTTATGAGACCTTCTAAAGCTTCAAGAATAACCTTTTTATCTGTTCCACAATATGATGTAGTTTCAATATTATGTTTATAAAACTTAAAGTAAGGAATTGATGAAATATTATAGTAATCGCTAATTTCACTACCATCTTCAATGTCTATCTTTATAAATTTTATGTTAGGATAAGCAGCTATTAATTCCTCAATAAATGGAGTAATCTCTTTGCACGGCTTACAAAAAGATGCTGAAAAGTTAGCGACAACAAAGGGATTACTATTTAAACATAGGTAATATTCATCTAAATTTCTAACATTTATTATAGGCATATTCATATATTATCTTTTATTGTTAGATAGAATTAAAATTTTTTAATAATTTTCGCACTTTTGCATATTTGGACATTTGCTATAAATTATCATAAATATATAAAAAATTGACAACTTTATTTAAATATATTATTACATTTATAAAGAACCAATGCCTGCGAAAAAAGCTCCTGCTGCTCCTGCTGCTGCCGCTGCTCCCGCTGCTGTCGTCGTAAACACTGTTGTTCCATCTGCCGTTGCTACCGCTGATAAAAAAGTTGAAGATAAATATAAGAAATATGAGCTTCTTGAGCATATTTTAGCACTCCCCGATACCTATATTGGTTCTATTGAGCCTCTAAAGATCACCAGCTATATTTATGATGAAACTACGAAGAAGATGATTACGGATGATTTAACATATATTCCAGGATTGCTTAAGATATTTGACGAGGTTATTGTGAATGCTATTGACCATTCTATGCGTCTTAAAGCAGATGAAGCGAAAGGCAAGGAAGATATAAAGCATGTTAAGAATATCAAGGTAAGCATTGACAAAGAAACTGGGCGGATCACTATAATGAATGACGGCAATGGCGTTGACATTAAGAAGCACAGTAGTTATGGTGATTTGTGGATTCCTGAGCTAATTTTTGGCGAACTTTTAACATCTACAAATTACGATAAGGGTGAAGAGAAAATCTGGGGCGGTAAAAATGGCTATGGTAGCAAACTCACCAATATCTTTTCAAAAGAGTTTGTGATTGAAACTGTAGATCATTATACAAAAAAGATTTATACTCAAACATTTAGCGATAATATGACACAGCGGACAAAAGCCGAAGTTAAGGCATCTTCTAAAGCACCCTATACGCAAATTAGTTTTATCCCAGACTATGAAAAGTTTGGTATGAAGAATATGTCGGAGGATATTTATAAGTTGTTTAAAAGGCGTGTTATTGATGCTTGCGCTACAACTCCTAAAGAGGTATCCGTATATTTTAATGGCGAGAAACTGATGATCAAGGATTTTGAAAAATATTGCGAGTTATTCCTTGACAAAAAAGAGCAGCCGTTTGTATATGAGGCGGCAGGTGAGAGATGGGAGGTTGTAGCATCAATCTCAAGCTCCGGGTCTTTTGAGTTTCTATCATTTGTCAATGGAATCAATACTATCAAGGGTGGCAAGCATATTGAATATATTACTAATATGATTACTAAAAATCTCGTTGATATGACACTTGCCAAGAAGAAAAAAACAGTTAAATCTCAGCATATCAAGGACAATCTATTCGTATTTGTCAAAGCCCTCATTGTTAATCCAAGTTTTGACTCGCAAAGCAAAGAGACTCTAACAACTCCTGTTGCTAAGTTTGGGTCTAAATGCGAGCTTAGCGACAAGTTCTATGAAAAGCTATTCAAAATTGGTATTGTTGACAAGGCACTAAGTATCACTGAGTTTTACGATAAGAAGAAGCTTGTTAAAACAGATGGCAAGAAAATATCGCGCATCATCGTCCCGAAGCTTGACGATGCAAACTGGGCAGGAACAAAGGATAGCGCTGTGTGCACTTTAATTTTGACTGAGGGAGATTCAGCAAAGACTATGGCGATTGCAGGGCTCAGTGTTATTGGTCGCGATAAATACGGTGTCTTCCCTTTGCGTGGAAAAATATTAAATGTGAAGGATGCCACGCTACAGAAGATCACAGACAATCACGAGATAACGGCAATCAAGAAAATTCTCGGTCTTGAGCAAAATAAAAAATATACAGACCTCAGCCAGTTAAGATACGGTTCTATAATGATTATGACGGATCAAGATCACGACGGGAGTCATATTAAGGGGCTTATATTTAACATATTCCAAAGTATGTGGCACGAGCTGTATGAAATCTCGGGATTCTTAACATCTATGCTAACGCCTATTATCAAGGCGTCAAACAATAGGGGCACAGAGATTATTGAGTTTTACAATATGTCTGATTATGAAAGATGGTGTGAAACGGATATTGCAAAGAATGGTTCTTGGAAAATCAAGTATTACAAAGGGTTAGGCACATCAAATGACCAAGAGGCCAAGGAATATTTTAAAAATATGAAGAAGATCACTTATAAATATGACAAGGATGCCGATGAAGTCATTGATTTGGCATTCAATAAAAAGCGGGCAGATGACAGGAAGGATTGGCTCGCAAATTATGACAAGGATAATGTGTTAGATTATACAAACCTTGAAGTTGATTTCAAGACATTTGTAGATAAAGATTTGATACATTTTAGTAATCGCGATTTGCAAAGGTCTATTAATCATATATGTGATGGTCTCAAGGAGAGCACGCGCAAGATTTTATTTGCTTGCTTCAAGAGGAAATTATATACTAATGAAATTAAGGTAGCACAATTATCTGGTTATGTTAGCGAAGTATCCGCATATCATCACGGGGAAAACTCGCTACAGCAGGCGATTGTAGGGATGGCGCAAATTTATGTGGGAACAAATAATATCAACTTGCTATCGCCAAATGGTCAGTTTGGTAGCAGATGTCAAGGAGGACAGGATGCGTCATCAGCGAGATATATTTTCACATTATTGTCTAAACTAACTAAATTGATTTTTAAGGAGGAGGATAATAATATTCTAAATTATCAAGATGATGACGGTCAGCAGATAGAGCCGGAGTTTTATATTCCTGTAATTCCTATGGTTCTTGTAAATGGCGGCATTGGTATTGGCACAGGGTATTCTACAAATATTCCTCAGTTTAACCCTACCGAAATTATTGCGGCTTGTAAGTTTATATGCAGAGCTATAAAACTCGCTGAGTTAAATGGGGATACTGAGGAGGATTTGGATAATATATATGAAACGATTGAAATATTAGATATTGATGATTTAGTGCCTTATTATCTGGGATTTAATGGGACTATTAAAAAGACAGAGAATAACTCGTATATCAGCAAGGGGATATATAAGTGGATTGATAATGAAACATTAGAAATTACTGAATTACCTATTGGAACTTGGACAGAAGATTACAAAGAGTTTTTAGAGAATATGATTACTAATAATCTCAATAATTTGAAATACATTGAGAATCATTATACTTCAAAAAATGTCAAGTTTATATTGCATTTTAATGGGAATGTTAGGGAAACGCTTGAAGATAAGTTTGAGCAACTGTTTAAGATGTCATCCAGTAAAAACTTGAGCATCAACAACATCCATCTATTTAATAAGAATGGGGCAATCCAGAAGTATGATAATACTACTGAAATTATCAAGGAGTGGTCTAAGACGCGTATATTAAAATATGCTGAAAGGAAGGCATATCAAATCAAAATATTAGAGAAGGATTTCCTTGTATTGTCTGCAAAAATCCGCTTTATTATTGATGTAATTTCTGGTAATATTCAAATTATGAATAAGAAATTGGCAGACATCGCCAAAAGATTGATAGAGCTTAAGTATCCGCGAATCAATACTGATAATGGCAATGATGAAGTTAAAGATGGCGGCGATGCAGATGCTGCGGATGCTGGAGATGCTGGAGATGCTGCTGCGGATGCTGGTGGTGGCGATAAGAAAGATATCAAGGATATCAAAGATTTTAATTATCTATTACGAATGCCTATTTCACAACTTACATATGATAGAAAAATCATATTAGAAAAAGAAGTTGATGAACTCAATAAGAATCTTAATAACTTGCGTAATAACCGCATTGAAGACTTATGGATGAGTGATTTAGTTGAACTTGAAAACGCTTGGAATGAACACCGTGATGCTGTTATTAAAGAATATGATAATGACCGCAAAGGTATCATTGAACCTAAAGCGACCAAGAAGAAGGCAAAGAAATAGTTAATGATATATATAATACTGTATATTACTATTCTATATCTATTTTTATAAATGATATTGCTGCTTTGCTATAATTCAAAATTAGCAAATTAGGCTATTAGGCTATTCAATATTTATCTGCAAAATATGAGGGTGTTTGTTTTTTATATATAGTTGCAGTAAATGTTTTACCTTTATACATCTCTATATATAATGTATTACCATCATATATTTCATTACATCCTATATCATCATCGCATTTCATATTATCGTGGCTAATTGGTAATCGTAGCATAGTATTTTTATCAGTTGTCGTATAGTAATTCCATCTATCTCTATGGTTATTTGCTCTTTTGCTAAATAAAGGCAGTATAATAGGTTCTTTTTCATCATTTGATGTCAAAATACCAACTTGCTGATATTCTCGGTTGTTATCATAGGATGGTAATTCCTTGGGATATATTGGAATACTATTATCTATCTTCGGGCACGAAGGACACGAAGGACACGATGGGCAACTATCAACCTTTACATTTTTATCAACAATAATAATATCTTTTTTATTACTGTTATTACTGTTATTACCTTTAGCATAGTATAAAAGAGTGCTAATAATCAATAGTAATATTACTAAGACAAATATTACAAAATATAAAATATATGTGTTATTCATATTTTTCTTTGCGACCATTGATATTCTCCTTATATACTATTATATACTATAATCTATTACTTTTATTTTCCTTTTACAGCACCAAATGACAGACCGTAAGTTATGTAATCGTGTATTCCAAAAAATCGCGGGTTTCCGGAGATGATGTTTATATGATAGAACCATTTGAAGGGAATTATAAGTATTTTATTTTTATTTAATAATATTGTAGTAAGTTTCTGGTTATATTCTGGTAATATATCAGGTGATATTGGAACATTGCCTTCGTGTTTCGTTAGGGGATTCCCTAATGTTATTTCTACAGAGTTTTCTTCTTGCGCATCTGCATATATTAGGAAATATTTAAAATTATTTTTGTTCCAACTCCAAATATTTGGAATATTAACATCATATTCTATAATATTATAATTAAACCAGTTAAATAATATATTATCAATATCCTTGATACTATCTTGAATAATTATTGGCTGCTTTTTATATAGCAGATTAAAATCAAAATGCTCAGCGTCTACTTGGTATATTATTAATTCGTCATCAAAAATATAATAGAGCGATGCATATATTATTATTAAGAAAATGAATAAGCATATATAATAATACATTTTATAAATAAATAATATTATAATATTCGCATTATTTTCACATACAAGTAATAATTATTTTTATATATTATAAGAGTAATATATATTAAATGGCCGACAGCGAGGAAGAACAATATGCAGATTTTGCAATAAAAATACTTGTTTTCATTATAATAATATTACTAATAATATCCGCAGCACCTCTTCTCTTAGGTTATTTAGGTATGATTATTATGTGGTATACTTCTATAGGTAATGATTATCCTTTATTAAAAAGATTTACAGAAAAAGCAATTAACTTAGATATGAAATATAATGAATTTAGTGATTTCTATTTATTTTGCAGTTATATACCTTATAAAAAGTTAAGAATATGTGATGATAATGATACAGAAGCTAAAAAGCTTGATAATCTCTATTTATACAAAGTTAATGAAATAAAAAACCAAATAAATAATATAAAAAAATTTTGCGACGAGGACTATAACAAAATTAAAAGTGATGCAGAAGCAGCCATAGCAGTAAATAAAGCTAATCGTATTAATCGCGAACACGGCGAAAATATGATAGGTATGAAAGAGTCCGGAAAAAATACGAGGGCTGCTTGGAAAAGTAATCTTGAGTGGGCTAAGCGTATATCATCGTGGCTGCATTCTTTTATTGAATTTGTTTTCAGGGTTTGGGATTATCTTATTAAGTTTATTAATATGTTTATACCTGTGATCAAGGCAATAATGTCAAATCAAGTAATTACGGGGTATATGGTCATAATTATTACCATATATCTTATATTTTATTTTATTAAGAAAGCTGTAGATCCACCTAAAGAAGAAGTAGTAGTAGAAGAAGATGTAGTTGAAGAAGGTTTTTTATCATCTATGTATAGAGAATATTTGGATACATTGTCCTATTATAACAAATTAATGAAAAATGTTCGCATCAAGGACTATACTGGAGGTGTTTTAGGTAAAACAGGCGAAAATGAAGATGGAGAAGAAGATGACACGGTAATAGGCAGGCCTATGGCTGGAGGGAAATTATATGATAATTTATCTTACATTGTGTTAGAGGGTTTATTAAGCAAAACTGAAGAGACTCAATTGTTGGGAACAAATTTAGAAACTGGCAAATATTATAATGTTTATTTACCTGAAGAAAAGTATAAGAATGATAGTGATCCAAAAATAGAGTCTATTATTAAGTGGAAGGTCTCTGTAGCGAATAATAAGAATAATAATGAGAAAAAATGGAAGTTAGATTGCGAATCTATAGATACTATTGGAATTACAAATAAACCTGCATTTATTAGCTCAGATAATAAGTGTATAATAAATGAAGATGGGTTAAATGATTCGTTTAAAATTGCAGATACAGATATAATGGCAACGATATATAAAACAGAATTTATTAAATAAAAATAATGTATTATTTGCTATATATTTATTATCTAATATATTTTTAAAGGTATATAAATGGATAATATATGCAATATTACAAGTAATAATTATATTTGCGCGAAGAAGGATGTTAGCAGCGGAATCAATACATATACAATTAAAAGCGAAGAACAGCGTATAGCAAACGAATTAATGAATACCAACTATATAAATTTTGATATTTCAAAAAGCGAAATATCATTAACAGCTAACTCATCTAATCACTATTTTTGGGCAGACGAAAGGGCTCACTGTAGCGAGAAATGGCAAGATTGGTTTTGTGTTCCTAACTATCACAACAATAATAATGTAAAAAAATATCCAAATTCTAAAACAATGTCTGTGGGAGTTTGCTATACTGCGTGTCCTGGAGGATATACTACAAGTGGAATTAATAAATGTAATTTATACGAAGCTACAAATGACGATTTAATATATAATCCACTTGCTATCATTGCACTATTTGGAACTCACTTTTATATTAATTATGATCAAAATGATGTTCTTAAAAATTACAAAGATATAGGAGATACTATAGGTATCAGGGGGTCTTATTTAAATGATTTATACAGAGTTAATAATAATAATAAATTTATAACTGGCGAATATGTAGATGTAGCTAAAAATACATCTGAAACTCTTCTTTATAAAACAGCACCTACAGCAAAATTTACTGGTGGTAATCCTACTACAGCTGCTACAGCCAAAGTCATTGTTATAGATAGTGTAATAAGTTCTATAAGGATGACTTCAGGAGGAAGTGGATATACAAGCGTACCTACTGTAAGTTTTGGAAATGTAGGACAAGGAACAAGAGCTGTATTAGGTCCTGTTTCAATAGACAAAAGAGTATCAGCTGTTACTATTGCTACAGGGGCAGGAGGGACTGGTTATGCAAGCGCGCTTACAGTAGTTTTTGGGGGAGGTGGTGGAAGTGGAGCTTATGCTATTGCTACCGTTCAAAATGGTGTAATTTCAAAGATAACAGTAATTTCGGGAGGAAGTGGATATACAAGCGTGCCTACTGTAAGTTTTACAGAAGTAGGATCTTCTACAGCTGCTACATATACTTCAGCAGCTACAGCTACTGCTGATTTGGAAACCTTTGTATCAAATGTTGAAATTACGAAAGAAGGGACTGGTTATACAAGCGATACTACAAATCAGGAAAAATTACTGTTAAAAATAATCAGTAAATTTGTTAATACAGGAAGGGATAATGCTACTAAGAAAAATGGGGTTAAGAATGCAACTATTAAAGCTATTGAGGCAGATATTAAAACTGCGTCAAATAATTTTATCACAACCTATAATATTAAAAAAATAGCAGATAATGATGTCAAACTTTTAAATAGAATAGCTAATTATAAGTTTGACATTAATAAGTTAGATAAACTTTATGGCAAAGATAAAAATGGAAATCGTAAACTTGTAAATATTATTGCTTATGCTTATAACATTATGCATTTACTTTTGTATGATGATAATAATGTATATCTTGATACCGACGAGGTAAAGGTAATAGATAATAAACTTACTCGTTTAATAGATTTGACTATTCTTGATAAAGACACAAAATTAAAACAAACTATAAAAAAAGTATTTACAAAAGCATTCATTAATTGTTTCAAGGTTAATTTTGATTTATTTAATAACTATATGAAAAAGCACTTGTATCAAGATGATGATATGCGTATTTTAAGCAAAACTATAAACTTAAAATTTGAAGAAAAATATTTTAAAAAATGTGAATTTAAAGAAAATTCTTTAGATATTGTAGAACCTCCTTACGAGATACCCTATTATAATAATCTAACTTTTTATGATCACCGGCTATTATCTGAATATAGCGAAAATACTAAATACATAATACAAATCCTAATAATATTTGGGATTAGTTTAGCTATTATTTTAGTTGTAGCTGGGGTATATGGAAGTTTAATAAAGCTTGCGTTATTATTGTATAGTGATAAGGCTAAAAGGTTTAATATATTACAGAAATTTACTGATTTTATCAACTATGTATTCCTATTTTATAACAGTTTTATCTTCCTTATTGTAAAATATACTTGCATTCTTTACTATTTCTTATTCTGTTCTGCAAGTAAATCTAACATAACACTTGTATATATCGTATGCAATCTTTTAAATTTGGCACTTATTATTTTCTTGATTGGTTATTCGTTTGCTTCAATACTTGAGTTATTAAATATTGATTATGTTGGTCTAATGTTTAATATTAAATTAATAGGGGGTAGAATTGAGATACCCGATGTTAAATATAATGGGATCTTTAATAAAGTCATAAGATACTTTGTAATTTTATATTGTATTATGATATATCTATATTGTGCTTATTTAGTAAGGTATGGGCTTAACGAAAGTCAATACGATATATTATCAAATCCTGATGCTGACTTCAATATATCTATAAATTATATAAGTAATATACTATTATCACAATATTCTACTGATATTTTATCAAATATAAATACAATATATACAGATGAGGAACTTGCTGCAGCTGCAAGTAATAAGGATGTATTAGAAAAAATTAAGAAACTTGAAGCTGATCTTGATGTTAAAAAAGCAGTTGAAGCTCAGGATAGTATGGGTGGTGCTATAGATACTAACACTATTAATGTTAGTGGGGCTGATTTTGGTAATATGTTAGGTAATGGTAATGCAAATAATGTAAGTGATATGTTAAATCAAGGCAAAGGTAATGGTAATGGCAATGTTGATTTAAATAATATTGATGCAAGTAAAATTGATGCAAGTAAAATTGATTTGGATGCTTTAGCTAAAGGCAATACTAATAGTATTGAAGGACAATTTCAAGGCAAAGGTAATGGTGATGTTGATCTAACAAAATTACAAGATAATCCAAAATTACAAGATAATCCTGAATTACAAGATGCTATGGATAATCCTGATATCCAAGGTGCTATGAATAATCCTGATATCCAAGGTGCTGCTAAAAATTTTGGGTTTAAGTTAGGTCAATAAGCTAATATAACTATAAATTATCTGCCGCTTCGCTGCTTCGCTGCTTTGCTGTAAAAACAATATATAAGAAATAAATTTAAAGGTATAAACAATAGAAATAATTAAAATGGATGATGCAAATATATATTTGCT